ACTTGGACAGAAGCAGACTATTTAGAGAGGGCCGCATAATGCCTACCACAACGACGAATTATTCTTGGAATAAGCCAACCGTAGGCGGCGACGAAGACGCTTGGGGTGGCTTTCTAAACGGTAACTGGGATTCTCTTGATACGTTGCTGGGCGGCGTTACAAACACTGAGTTTCAAATTCTTGACGGGGCAACCGTCACAACCGCAGAATTAAACATCCTTGATGGTGTAACGTCTACAGCGGCTGAGCTTAATTTGCTAGACGGTGTTACAGCGACAACCGCAGAGCTTAATTACGTCGATGGCGTAACTTCTGCAATCCAAACGCAGTTAGATGCCAAGATGGCTCCCACCTATACAGGCGATGTAGACATCACTGGCGAGCTAATCGTTGACAGCTATAACGAAACCTACGGCGCTGTTACATCATCGTCCAACGCCACAACGGTCAATTGCGAGGCTGGTAACGCATTCAGTCACACGCTGACAGAAAACACCACGTTTACATTTAGCAACCCGCCAGCATCTGGCACGGCATACAGCTTTAGCATTGAGATCATCCAAGATGCATCTGCTAGTGGCTTTACGGTTACTTGGCCCGCGGCTGTTGACTGGCCTGCTGCTACGGCACCAACGCTGACAGCAACGGCATCTGCAAAGGATGTCTTCGTGTTTTACACCAGAGATGGCGGCACTACGTTCTACGGATTTACGGCTGGACAAGCGTTAGGATAAACGATGGCTACGAAGAAAAAGCTATTACAAGCGGCGGCTGGCAATGCTGGTGGTGCTGCTCTGAACGTAGAGGAAGTGTTCAGCACTTATTTGTATACTGGTACTGAGGCTAGCACTCAAACAATAACAAATAACATTGACCTTAGTGGAGAAGGTGGGCTTGTTTGGGTTAAGGCAAGAGATGATGCTATTAATCATGTTCTTATGGACACGGAGCAAGGTATAGGTAAGTTTTTAAACTCTAATCAAAATTACGCTCAACAAACAAACAGTGAAGGTATGAAATCCTTTAATTCTAATGGATTTACTTTCGGCACCCAAACTGGAGTAGGGTGGTCAAATGACCATGTTTATTGGACATTCCGCAAAGCCCCTAAGTTCTTTGATGTGGTGACTTACACTGGGGATGGGACTACTGGTAGGCAGATTAGTCACAACCTAGATCATACAGTAGGTATGATGATCCTAAAAGAAACATCAGGTTCTGGTTATTGGGGTGTGTATCATAGGAGCGTGGATAGCACTTCACCAGAAGATTATGTTCTTTTATTAAATTCAACATCAGCAAGAATAGACGAGCAGTTTTTTATTAACGATACGGCCCCAACAAGCACACATTTTACAGTTGGTGCTGCCGCTGCAAGCGGTGGAGATTTTAACACAAACGGAGACACCTACGTAGCCTACCTATTCGCCCACAACGATGGTGACGGTGAGTTCGGCCCTGATGGTGATGCTGATATTATCAAGTGTGGGAGTTATACTGGTAATGGTAATGATGATGGCCCTGAAATTAATTTAGGCTTTGAGCCTCAATGGGTAATGGTTAAAAACACAACTTGATGACGCAGCACTTAGAGCAGACTCAAGTTTGGCAGAAACTGGTACTTCTGGTGAACGAGCTATTTCACCTACCCCCACAGGATTTAAAGTAACTACTAATCAAGGTTGGATAAATAATAACAATGCTAACCTAATCTACATAGCCATACGCCGTGGTACTGCTGTGCCTACGAGTGCGACTGATGTGTTTAATGATACCTACCAGTACAACGTAGACGGGAAAACTGCGGGATACTTAGGTAGCCCTGCCGACTTAGACATACGAATTGATAAGACAGGCGGCGGCTCTCTTGTGAGAGACAGGTTGCGTGGAGATTTGTATCTAAGAACTCAGGCTACAGATGCAGAGGCAGGCAGTCAGTCTTCTACATGGGATAACATGACAGGTTATTTCTACTACTCTCCCGGAACCTCTGCCAATACAAACATCATTCACTATGTTTGGAAACGTGCGCCTAAATACATGGATGTCGTTGCATACACGGGCAACGGAACAGCAGGGCGTACTGTAAGCCATAACCTTGGTGTTGCGCCTGAGATGATGTGGGTGAAGCGTAGGAATAGTAGCGGCAATTGGTACACCTACCACAGCGGTGCTAATAGCACGGCCCCAGAAGACTTTTTTCTTGAGATGAACGAGAATGGCGTACCGCTAAACGATGTAAGGGCGTGGAATGACACAGCACCAGCAGCTTCAGTGTTTAGCGTTGGCACTGCAAATGAAACTAACGGAAACGGAGACACGTTTATAGCCTACCTATTTGCAACCCTTACTGGCATATCCAAAGTTGGTTCAGTAACCCATTCTGGAACAACAAACGTGGACTGTGGATTTACGTCAGGCGCTAGGTTTGTGCTTCTGAAGCGCACTGACGCATCTGGCGATTGGTATGTTTGGGATAGTGTGCGTGGCATTGTGTCAGGCAATGACCCGTATCTTCTGCTGAACACAACAGGCGCAGAAGTTACAAACACGGATTACATTGACCCGCTATCGTCAGGTTTTACTATTACAGATGATTTTACTGATGGTGACTACATCTTTTACGCAATCGCATAATCAACTGACACAGGAGACTTTCAATCATGTCAGAATATCGCAACAGAACAACAGGCGAAGTGAAAACTCAGGGGCAATGGCGGGCAGCTAACCCCAACATGTCTTTGCCAAGGGTCTGGAAAGCTGCAACGCTAGATGCGCTAAACCTAGACCCAGTGCTACGCAGCCCAGCGGCTACCACAACAGCATACCAAAACTCAGTTCGTGATGGCGTTGAGCAAAACGCAAATGGCGATTGGGTAGAGAAATATGTTGCCCGTGACATGTTCCAAGACACCACAGAAGATGGCGTTACGACAACCAAAGCAGAACACGAGGCCGCATATCAGGCAACACTTGATGCAGCAGAAGCAGAGCGTAATCGAACCAAGCGTGACGGGCTGTTGGCTGAGACAGATTACTTTGCGTTGACCGATGTAACGATGGACGCACCTATGACAACCTACCGTCAGGCGCTGCGCGATATTACCGCCCACGCCAACTGGCCTAACTTGGCTGATGATGACTGGCCGACGAAGCCGTAAAGGGGGAGAAGGCACATGCCGTTAATCCCACTTAATATCCCAGCGGGCCAATATCGTAACGGCACTGAATACCAGTCGCAGGGCCGCTGGCGCGATGCAAACTTGATCCGCTGGCACGAAGGCGCGCTGCGCCCCGTTGGCGGCTGGCGTCGGCGCGGAAGCGTTGACCTAGACGGCGTGACCCGCACGATGATTGCGTGGGAAGATAACAGCGCTGGCCGACGCGTGGCGTTTGGAACGTACAATAAGTTGTACGCCATGACGTCTAGCAATACTGTAAGCGAGATCACGCCCGTCGGCTTCACCGCAGGCAGGCAGGACGCTACGTCTTTCACCAGCTATGGCGGCGGGGTTTACGGCACCAGCCTTTACGGATTGCCATCAGAGGATTCCGGCACCATTTTGCCAGCGACCACATGGAGCTTGGAAAACTGGGGCGAATACTTGCTGGCCAACACAGCCGATGACGGCAAGATTTACCAGTGGCAGCTTAACGCTGCAACGCCCGCCGCCGTGCTGTCAAACGCCCCAATAAACTGCTCTAGCATGATGGTGACAGAAGAGCGGTTTGTGTTTGCGTTTGGCGCAGGCGGCAATCCTCGAAAGGTTGCATGGTCTGACCGCGAAGACAACAACACTTGGACGCCAGCAGCGACAAACGAAGCCGGTGACATCGAGATACAAACCAACGGCACAATTCTCAAGGGATTGCGCACACGCGGGCAGTCATTGATCCTTACAGATCAAGACGCGCACACGGCCACATATAGCGGCCCGCCGTTTGTGTATGGCTTTGAGCGCGTTGGTACGTCGTGCGGCCTGATTGCGTCCAACGCGGCTGCGTCGATTGACGAGGGCGTTGTGTGGATGGGCCAGCGTTCATTCTTTATTTACGCTGGTGGATCTGTGCGAGACTTGCCGTGCGAGGTTGCTGACTATGTTTTCAGCGACATGAACAATGACCAGCGCTCAAAGGTTCACGCCGTTGTGAATAGCCGCTTTAACGAAATCTGGTGGTTTTATCCAAGCGCAAGCGCAACAGAATGCGACAGCTACGTTGCATTTGATTACGCTGAAAATATTTGGACAACCGGCACGATTGACCGCACCGCCGGTGTGGATCGAGGCGTGTTTCGTCAGCCCTTCTGGATTGCCGCTGATGGTATTTTGTACGAGCAAGAAGTTGGCTTTGACTACGGCGGCCAAGCGCCGTTTGCCGAAACAGGCCCGATTGCGCTGGGCGTTGGCGAAAACGTAATGGCGGTGCGCGGCATGATTCCAGACGAAAACACGCTGGGTGACGTGAATGCCACATTTAAGACGCGTTTCTATCCAACGGATACGGAGCGAGACTACGGGCCGTATAGCATGGCCAACCCAACAAGCCTGCGATTTACCGGACGTCAGATAAGAATGCGGGTCACGGGCAATACGTCTTCTGATTGGCGCGTCGGCATCATGCGTCTTGACGCGGTGGCTGGCGGGCGCAGATGAGCCGAATACTTCCACCAATTACGGAAAACATAAACCAGTGGGCCGAGAATATGCGGCGCTACTTGGGTCGTGCTTTGGATCAGCTGGGGTTTAAGGAAACGTATTCGTCGGCGTCTGAGAACGGCGTTTTGCTATGGGATAACGTCAACGGTTATCCTGTGGTTTCCAAGAACGGCGAGTGGCGTCAGGTTGTGCTTGAGGATGGCCATGCTGATTTTATGCTGACGTCTGACGTCGTGCCAGCAGCAGCAAACACAGCCTACAAGCTGACTTACGATGCTCCCACCGGCAATGATGGAATAACACAAGGCACGCCCGCTTCAAGGATTGTTTTTGAGGAAGCTGGCCAATACGTCATATCGTTTTCCGCGCAAATATCATCAACGTCTGCTAGCACGGTTCACTTCTACTTTTGGCCAAGCGTGAACGGAACCAACGTGGCCGACAGCGCTATGACAACGGCGCTGCACCAAAACAACGCCACGTTGGTTACGTCGCGCACTCAGATATTCACCGTTGCGGCAAATGATTACTTTGAAATGAACTACATGATTGACAGCACAAGCGGCTTCCTAAATTACACCGCAGCATCTTCGCCGGTGCCAGCGATCCCAGCGTCAACCTTAGCGATCACGAGGCTTCATGGATAAAGAGCTTGAAAGATGCCGCGATTGGATTGAGGCCGCTTTGGAGTATTCCGGCGGCACGCATGACTTCATCGATGTGGCAGAGGGCATATACAAAGGTAGCATGCAGCTCTGGCCTACGCCGAGGGGGTGCATAGTAACCGAAATAGTGGTATAT